ACCCTCCCCTGCCTTGTCTGCCAAGATTGTCATGTATTCCAGACGTTTAAGCTCAAGAAGCTCAGGTGTGACACCTTCACCAATCACTTTGTTCTCGTCACGGACAGCACGGGCGCGGATCATTCGAGTTTGATATTCTGCCTCTGCAAGTGTGCGTTCATTCTCACGCTTCAAAAGCTCAATCTCTTGCTGTGCTTGCTCTTGTGCAATCTGTAATCGGCGCTCCTCTGCGATACTGATAGCGTTAGTTACAACCTCTGGGTAACGGATAGTTCCGAAAACAATAGTCCCCGCCTCAATCGGTGTATTTGCAAGCGCAGATTCAATAGCTTGTCCTACTTCTACAGATAAGCGTGTGTAATTACGATGCACTTCGTCCACACTGTATTGAGCTAACACTTCGCGTGTCTTATTGCGGACGATCATTTGACCATAGACGCGATAGACGTCATCAAAACCAACTGTAGCTAGCCCACGACCATTCTTAGGAATCTGTATGTCGTTAAACATAGCGTTAATAATCTGTTGATTACCACGTACACGCCCACGGAAGCGAATTTCCACTGTAATCTCCAATCGATCATTAAGAATTACAGGTACAATCTCCTGATAAGTGTCTGTGCTTGTGTCCAATAACACCATCTCTTGACGCCACCAAGTCGTGTATTTGCCGGGGTCTAGCACCTCTGGCTGATAACCTGAAGGGCTGAGAATCTTACCTTGGTGCGCTGGAGGTACTGTGACAAATGAACACGCAGTCACCATAGACAACGCAAGTAATACAAATACCACTTTGATGAATTTAATCATTGTTGATTTTCTCCTCTACTTGTTTAGATTCTTCTTTAAGACGTTCACGCGCATCTTGTAAAGATTGCTCAGAAGAAACACGATCACTGTCTACTCGCTCTGGTAAGACAAGCTCTGATTGGAACTTGTGACTCACCTCTGACATATTCCCACCACTGTGGAATGAGAATGGGTTAATAATGAGCAAGATTAATGTCACAAAACCTGCTCCCAGTAAGTACCAATTTTTATATACACAGCCACATATAACAACCGCGATTGAGATAAAAATAAATACACTGATTAAAAATTGAAAAATCATTTAACCTCCTAGCTTGTAGTCACCCATTTTGCATCACCGCCCATGTTGTTAGGCATCACACGATATGTGTCTCCACTTGCTACACGGATATGTGGAAATGGCTCTTCTGAGGGAGCATACACGGCCTCAATAATATCCACTTCACGTTGTTTGCTAATTTCACTTGATACGAAGCCACCTTTCTGCGGCACAGATTTATGACGCACTAACACTGTTTCACCTGCTACTGGATAAGACATATTTATACCTCCGATTTACTAATTAAAAGAAACTCTTTCGTGGGTTTATCGCTCTTGTGATAGGAGCTATTCCCGAACCCACCGTCTAACTTTACAACCTTACCTTCAAACCTGTTAAGATATTTTTGAAAGTTTTTATTCACCTTACCACGATTCTCTGTGACGTTAGTAAGCATAAACTGTACCCCACGCTCTGTCAAGGTGTCAAGCATCTGGTAAAAACGCAAGTCCATATCGTCACTCCACTGATTGTTATATGTAGCATCTGTCGAATGATATGGCGGATCAAAAAACACCACTGTATCTTGCGTTAATTTAGCCATGAAATTAGGGCTTAAAACATTAACCCCTAGCAACCCTATCACCTTGCTCTTTTGTAGGCCCACAGACGCTCTTAGGACGCTTAAATCAAGTCTATTACGCTCACCAAAGAGTAGATTGAAGTGTCCAGCCTTGTTGAACCGAATTTGGTTGTTAAAACTCCGACACACTAGCACATAAAGGTGGGCTGTTTTATACAAGCAGGGCGTCATACTGTTGTATTTATCCCGCAACGCATAATAATCTTCTGCTGTATTTGGGTACTTACTATCCACACGCTCAACTTGGTCAATGAAATCGTTACTTGAAATACTCTCAAAGAACAACTCTGACACGTAGGGATTAGCTTCATTATACACCACTTTCATGTCTGTATTCGCAGCGACATTTAATGCCACAACACCGCTACCGCCCATTGCGTCCACGAAGCGAGTTTTATTGTCAGGCAAGTGCTCAAGGATTACAGGGATATGTTTCGTCTTTGCGCCTGTGTACTTGAACGGTGGTTTGATTAGCTGCACAATAACACCTCAACATGATTCCAGTCTGCGGCAATCGCATCTAAACCCACCATCCCGTCCTTTTGAATGTAATCTGTCTGGAACAAGATACGATAGGTGGATTGTGGGTTAAAATGTTTCAGATAACAACAGCGGTCATCAATCATCACGTCTACGTCCACAAAATGCTTCTTATCTGTAGCTACAAACGCATTCACCATTGGGAAGTTACGCTGAATAAACCGCTGCTTACTTTCAAAGTGATCGTGGATAACGTGTGAGACAACTACAATTTCAAATTGCTCAGACAGACGTTTAAGCACCTGTTTAGAGTCAGGTAGAATACAGCTGTCCAACGAATCATAAACATCACCCTCAAAGAAAGCGTATGGGTCGCTTAGCTCAGGGAAGTACTTAGTTAGATTATAGTCATAGCGACAATCTTGAATACTAAGATTCTTCCCTGACTTTTTATTGAGCCAAGCTAACCAAGCAGCACCTGTATCTACGAGCACTTGATCACAATCCACTCCGAGGATCATAACTGACCCCCAAAGTGATTATGAATCATACCTAGAACACTTAAAGCGTGATCTTCTAGCTTGCCATCATTTGCAGATAAATGACGTGTAATGAAAGGATAAGATGTAATCCAGTTGCGGCTATCTCCCTCCCAATCTGCATTATGACGAGTCCATTGTAAAATCAATACATTGTCCTCACCAAAAGCGTCAATTAGTGGCTTAATCTCAAGATCAAAACCTCCGTCTGGGATTAAGAACACCTTGCCCTGTGTAGACTTGATCTTGTCCACCAAAGCCTTGCCAAAGTAATCCTCTCCGTGTAAAGGCTTAACAAAGTTTTCACTAATGTGGATCAGATATTCACGCTGAGACAGGCCACCAAGACGTTGCCAAGGTGTGTCTTTGAAATCCTCATAACGAGCTTCCCACTCATCTGTGGTCACATTACTCACAGTTAGCGCGATTTCGATTAACTTCTCCTTGAAAGATGCTGTACGGAATCCCTCTTTAAACGTGAGAGGTAGAATGTAATCCTTCACTGCGTCTTTACCTGTGCGCTTTGGACAATTAAAGATGACAACTTTCTTATTTTGCCGCATGACATACCTCCATAATAAAACGATAAAAATCTTTTGCAATCACCTGTGCGTGATCTTGGCGTGTAATCACATAGTGCCGTGTGTTCTCTGCACCGAGCACTCGCTCAGCTTCACGGGGTGTGCACAACCACATAAAATTAACTTGAGATGGCTCTGGTTTATTACTCCAGACAAATTCCCCATCGTTACGCATTTGACGTAAGTGCCACAGCACAATCTGTTTCGTTAATTCATCTACGCATGTAAGAGTGACACCTACAGTTCTATTTCCCATACTTCTGCTCCAAGTAATGCTCAATTTCTTCCACTGTGATTGAATGAACTAAAGCCTCACCTTCTGGATAAAACAAGGTATCAATCATTTCCAAAATCACTTGCCGTGGCAGTTCCTTAATCTGACACTGGTGGAACTTAATTTGTGCAAGTAACGACTCACACTCTTGTTGTAAGCTCTTACAATCTGTCAAAGTCTCGAACGTGGTTGTCATAAATTTCCTCCATAATCTCTAATGGGTCAGTTTCAATATTGTACTCAAAAGCCTCTGTGTCTGCAAGAAGGAGAAGTTCATGGATTACAAATTCCTCAAAGGACGTTGTATGATCGCCAATGTAGATTTCAAAGGCTTTGATATAATCCCCAAAACCTACCTCTAAATCCCCCACAAGTATCCCTAAACCCCATGTTCCATGTGCGCGATTAATGTACTTGAAATCCAACTCTTCACCTAAAACACTTTCGTTATTACTTTCTCGATAATATTCCATAATCACCTCAGAATTTGTGAATGATAGTGCGTCTGTCGTGGCACACCAATTCAAGTGCCTTAACGTCCGCTGCTTTGATAGTGACCACTTTGGATACAGGCGCAGCATCCCATACTTTGTAATCACCTGCGTCATACCCTTCTGCTGGGCGTGTGTAGTAGATTTCAAGCTCTTTGTGTGATTTATCCGGCACAGAGTCTACACGATATAGTTTCTTGATTGTATAGCTGCTGCCATCTCTGTAGTGGATAATACAACGCTTAGCAGGGCCGTGTAAATTCTTGGTTGCAAACACTGAAAAGGGGGTACTCAGAACTTCACCATTAATAGTGATTACCGAATTGCTACCCACAAATGTTTTATTCGACATGGTATGTTTCTCCTTTCATTTTGAGTGATTTCAATGTTTCGATGTTAATGCAGCGATAACCGCCAGTTTGGACGTCATAAACTCCGATCAAGTGATCTTTGTCCTTGATTGTAGATACGCCACCTTTAGTGTGCTTCTTAACACCAGTGCGGCAATTCATAATGCGATTACTACCGTCTTTCTTCGTGAATTCTACGGTGAACATCAGGTGGCCCATTTCACGAATCATCTCTGCGGCTTTGTTCTTAGGGATAGATTTCATTGTTTGCTCTCCTGTGTTGATTGGTGTGCCCAAAGGGATTTGAACCCCTGACCCTCCGATTATGAGTCGGACGCTCTACCACTGAGCTATAGGCACTTAATTTGGCAGACGGTGGAGGACTTGAACCTCTTGACTCCATGCCACCTATTTTATGTCGTCGAGTTAGAAGCCCGATGGTGGAACACCGCCCATGTCTTGATTAAGATTATGGACTAGAGTGTGAGGTGTTGTCAACAACTTTTTTCAAGGTAATAAAAAGCCACCGAATTGGTGGCCTTTGTTTGGGTCAAGTGTGGGTTAGAAGTCCATATCTAAATCCAATCCCGCTGTATCATTCTCGATAGCTCCAATGTTGTAGCTGGTGATATTGATCTCCTGTGCCGCAGATTGCATCTGGCTAGGGTCAATATATTTATCCATATATGGCAATGGGTTATCTTTGATAACCTCGTAGCTGTAATCAACACCCAGAGCTTGATAGATAGGTAATGCCATGTAATAAATGTACTCACGTAGCAATGTTGCATTAAGCCCTACCACCTGACGCCCTTCACTGAATAAATACTGAGTCCAAGCCACTTCCTGCTCCACAATAGAGTCAAGAATCTGCTTGATTTCAGGCTTAGATTTCTCAACCACTGCTTGCCAATCTTCATCTTTAAGCAGAATATCCAGCACTGTATAGTCCATGCGGGTGTGTAAAACTTCATCCCTGCAAATCAACGCAACTAGAGCGCCAATGCCTTGGAACACATCAGTTTCCGTGATTGCGAACGTCACAGCAAATGAAGCCATAAATGCAATACCCTCTAGTGCAAATAGAGCGGCAAAGGCTTTGATTAAGGCTGCCTTTTTATCTTCCTCTGAGGCATCTTTTGGAAGCTCTTGCAGCTCATCGAATGCCTTGACGATTGCTTCTGATCGAATCAAAGTTTGTGTGTTGCTGTAAATATCGTCAAGCATTTGGTTTGGGTCTGCAAATGTTTGCTTGATGATATGGGAATATGATCTCGCGTGGATTACCTCGAACAAACTCTGCGCTGTCAACATACCCCCTAGCTCGTTGTTGCTACAGTGTGGTAATAGAAGCTCTGCAATAGAGCGAGACGCAACGCTATCAGCTAGAGTTTGCCACCCGATTGTCTTAACCATCAAGTCTACAACGCCCTCTGGAAGCTGCTTCATGTCCATGCGGTCTTGAGTTAAATCCACCTCAAATTCATTCCAAATCTGCCCCATCTGTTGATGATACAGCTTCTCAATCTCAGGGTGTGTTACGTTAATCGTATCGAACACCCCTAAATCCTCGCCAAAGAATAGGGGATATTTTTTAGTGTGGTGACCTTTGTTACCTGCATTAAAAACTGTCATGCTTACTCCTTATAATTTACAGCTCGAACAACCATCTTCAACTTCTTCGGCTCGCTTAATATCCTGAATTGAACCGCCATTTGAATCATTTGTGTTCAAGTAATATTTAGTTTTGTTGCCTAATTTAGCGTGAGCAACCCACTCTTTCATTAACTGCGCCATACTCACCTTGCCGCCTTCATAACGACTAGGTACAACGTAGAAATCACAGCTAATTGCTTGGTCTGTGAAGTCTTGCACCCGCGCATAATACTTTGACAGATTGATGTTGTCTACGTCCCAAGCCGATAAATGTTGACTTGGATCAAACTCTGTACAGATAAATTGAACAAGTCCTTTACGGCTACGTTTGTTAATCACCTTTTTGCGTAGAGGGTACAAACCATTACTTGCCCCACTTAACAGAGAGCTTGATTCTGTCGGCATGTGCGCCACTAGGACACTGTGCTTACGCTTCTTACCTCGTAAAGATTCCCAATCTAAGTCTGTTACGCTTTGATTGAAAGCTGTGTCTGTAGGTAGCCAATTCAAGTCAACACCTTTAACACAAAACTTGTCATCTTTAGCCATCTTTTGACTGGCTTTTAGTAAGTAGTAATAGTGGTGTTCTGCAATCTTCTGCACGAACTCTAATGAGTGTTCCCCACCATCATAATCATACCCATTCTTATACAAGGCACTTGCTAACCCTGTGATGCCTACGCCTACTGATCTGCGGGACATGATTGAGTTCTTCATACTCTGCGTCATCATTGGTGCGTTATCAATCATAATATCTACAGCTTTCAGTGTAAGATACGCAATACGTTCATACTCTTCAAAACTAACATTTGCCACATTGATTGCGCTCAAACTACAGAACGCAGTTTCACCCTTAGAGTTTTCAGAAAATAAATCCTGCATACTTTCATAAGGCTTTGTTGGTAAACAGATTTCTTCGCCATTAATCCATAAGTTTCCAAATGGTGTGGACTATATCATCAACCGTTCTGGTTGTCGGACGCTAGTGCGGTTATTAAGGTCTCAACCCCCGCTAGTCTCTGAACCTTCCTCGCTCCTTGAGGCTTGGCTGCTGATTGGCATAGGATTTCTCCCTTAGCTTTCCAGCAATTCATCCGATTTTCACCTTACTATTCCTAATAAGGGCTGCACGATTCTACAGGTTGCTCTGTCTGATTACATCAACAAAAGGTGTATGGGTATTAGTCCGTGTCAAGTTATGATCATAGAATCGTCCTGTTTCTTGACGCACAGTTAAATACTTACTCAGTAAATTCCGAGCCTTAACTGTCTTATGTTTAACCCCACGCTCAAGATGCTCTAACACAAGCTCGTTGTACTCGTCTGCATCTGCTGTGTAAAACTTCTCATAAATCTGTGGAGCATCTGCAAGCCCGAACAAATGCCAGTCTTGATCTTTAACTACAGCTTGTAAGAAAGCATCATTATACGCAAATTCATAGTCGAGCTTATCAATACGCTGTTCAATATCAATGCGTTGTGACTTCCAGAATAAAATTTCCTCAATTTCAGGGTCGATTGCTAAAACTGTGGTTGTAGCATTGCCACCTCTTGTGATCTGAGTTAAGCATTTTACTGAACGATCAACCATCTTGAATATAGGCCACTTACCTAAGTGTTTAACACGACCACCTTTAACAGGATCACCCTTGCTTCGAGTTGTAAACTCAATACCGATTCCCGCTTTCTTGGCTGTCATGCGATAACCAATGTAGTCCGCAACACCAATACTGTCTACACTATCACCACCACTGATTACACAACAACTGATTGTATCCCAGTCACCATTACGCAATCCGTTCAAGGCAGGTGTGGGGAGGTTAATCTTACCCTTCACCAATGCGTCTGCGTATTCAAAGGCTTCATCTGTGTCTCCAAATAGCGCCAAAGCAATCCCCATGAAGCCGATGTGCGGTGTTTCGACTACAACATCCTGAATTTGAATTGCATACTTGTCTGCCCACTGCTTAACTTGCCAGTATTCGAGTCGAGTTTGCTTAATTTTTTCATACCAGTCGTTCCAACGAGGGTTAAATGGCGGCATTCCCCCACTATCCCACAAACCTAGTTCCTCGAACGTGTTAAAGATTTCCTCAAATGAGCTGTTATCATCGATCCCTAGAACATACTGCATTCCCTTGCGTATCTCCGCAAACTCTAATCTGGCGGCAATACGGCTGTGTTCAATGTCTTGTTTCTCAAGGCACACATCCACCATTGTTTCGTGAATATCTTTTGTCGAACAACCATCTGCCAACCGTTTAAATGTTTTTTGTGCAATCTCTGACCAGTTACCCCCCATCTCTGTAGCGTACTCTGCCCACTTATTCAGTTTATCTGCGCTAAATTCTTCTGTTGTTCCGTCACGCTTTACTACTGTATTGATCATTAAAAAATCTCCCCAATATCCGCCACCCAATTCCCCTGAAACTTAACTTGTGGCACACTCCGAAACCCCGCTTCCATAAGCTCACGATAGGCTTCTGTGTCTACCACTATATCTACATATTCGTATTCTTTCTCGTTCACATCCAATGCTCGTTTCAAATCTACACAAGCTGGGCAATTAGGCTTGCCATAAACTACTAAATCTGACATAAATTCTCCTATTCTACGCTGATAAAAAAGCTGCCCGTAAGCAGCTTATAGTATATCTAAATCTTATATGCAATTCCATCTGAAATTTCGTACGTCACACTCGAATGCTCACTTTGTAAGCTAAACCTGATTCCTTCAAACCCTGCATAAGCCAAACTATTAGCAAAGGCTTGGGCTGCGTCTAAGGCGTGAATGTCAGGGCTCTCAATTTGCTCCGTATGCGTGTATGACGATCCGTGATTTCCATAATTGTGGGTGTATGTGATCTCGATTGTGTGCATAAAGTTTACCTCTTATTTATTTAATCCAACCCAGCGCCCATTTTTGTCCAAAATCATTGGCTCTAAAATAGGCTGACTGTTGATAATAACCGCTGTTCCGATCACTGGGCGCTTAATGTTGACATTGTTATAACTGAAAGCAAGACTATCATCATCCACTAGACAGCCACATTGTAACCCCCAAAATAGGCCATTAGGGTTGCCCCAATAATCAATCTTAAACTTTTCATGGTAATGCCCTTGTATGGCGCACATCCCCATTTGTTGACTCAGGTTTGTTACATCTGAGGATTTACCATGATGGATATAACAACGCTGCCCATTGGGTAATGTGATTGTTAAATCAAAGCTCCAACGCCAACCATCGTCTACACCAAGTACATCGTTATAGCTTTTGATATATTGCTTCGGGATACCATGAGTTTTAGCTTTACGCCAAACCAAGCTGCCGTGATTCGATTCGATAATGTCCATTTTCGGGAACATCTCAAACAATGCCTTTACTACAGGTAAACTTCTACGTAACTCATCTCCCGCAGAGGGTAAGTCTGGGTCGGAATCGTGGTAACTTAGAGCGTGTTTATCAAGCTCATCGCCCAAGCAAATAATCCGAGTTGGTTTGTACTTATCCTTTAAGTGCTGTAAAAACGGAATCAAGTCTTGATGGTGATATGGGATGTGCATATCACTAATCAACAAAATACGCGAATTATCTTCTGTGCCGTTATCCTTTCGGACACTATGTTGCATAGACGGCTTCTTGTTAAGGTACTCTAATTCCTTAAAATATGCCCGTAAGTTATCAGACACCGTGGATTTAGGTACACCTAACTTTGCCGCTATCTTTCGCCACGACATACCATCAACAGCTAGTCGTACAGCTTCTTCAAACCATTCATTCTTTAACATTCAAAAACTCTCCCAGTTTATTGTTAAGACTTTCTTCAATCGCCTCACTCTCATGCTCGATTGCGGGTGGGATCGGTACATCTGGTAATTGTGGTGGAATATATGCATACCCTTTCAATACTTTACCTTTAACCTTGCCCTCGTCACCTTTGATGATGAAATAATCACCCACTTGCTCATAACGGACATTGGTGTAGCGTCCTGTGTTCGCATAAGCCTCAACAGAGAGGATAGCGTCATCTTCATTCAAGCAAAATTTGCTGTAATTGCTGTCGTTGACTAAGCCTAAGATTTGATTAGCGTCATAACCAAGGACGTGCATAAGCCCTGTTGCAACAACAATCAAATCAGCAGCCCCATCAAGCATCTCCTTTACGTCACGTTTGGCGTGTGCTAGGAATAACTCCTTACCTTCTTCTTTAACTAAGCCAACGTATGTATCCACAAGAGGGTCGTGAGGATGACGCTCTGTAGATGTATTGCCAGCTAATGTGTTCCAGTCATGGATTCTTTGGATTTGGTTACTCATGTGTTTTCAATTCGCTCCTTTGCAATGTTAAAATAATCTTGGTCTAATTCTATACCGATGAAACTGCGGCTTAGGTTCTTTGCTGCCACACCTGTTGTACCACTTCCCATAAATGGATCAAGAACTACATCACCTTCGTTACTGTGTATTTTTAAAAGATGCTCCATTACACTCACAGGTTTTTGGGTAGTATGCCCAACCTTCTCGGATTTGGGGGTAATTGGGCTGCGTATAATCGGACGCTCATAATTTGAGTCTTGCCTGTTAAACACCCACTTGGCTTTAGGCATAGTAACCCATAATGCACACTCGAAATCTGTAATATATCTGCGATCTCTATTACGAGGCATAGGGTTAGCTTTCTCCCAACGAATCATGTCTTTAATCACAAACCCCAAAGACTCGCAATGTGCCGCAATTAACCCTAAATTCTTCCAATCATTAAATATAACCATTGAGCCATTTTTATTCAGTAAACGGGGTGCTTCGTTTAACCAAGTTAATAGGTCAAAACCTTTATCCCACTCTCCAAAATCAATCCCTTGTCGTAAAGTTATTCTTCCTCGCTATATTGTAAGGTGGATCAGTAATAATGGCGTCCACACTCCCATCTGGAATCTGTTTCATCACTTCTAAACAATCACCTTGATATAATTTAATATCTGACACTATTTCACCTCCTCCATTCGCTTCGGTACTTCCTTAGCTGTGTTCAACAAATATTGCGCGTGTTTGGCTTTAGCTTCACTGTCTGATACAAATACAGTTTCCTTGGTGTAGGTGTCAAACACTTCAAAGAATGAATCTCCGACACTGGAGATTGCAAATTGGGTGGATTGTTTGTTAGTCATTGTGGTATTGCCCTCCTATTAAAATACAGGCGATTTAAGCCGTTAAACTGTAACCCAACACCCCAACACTACTTTACAAAGATAACGGCTCACAGACGCTCTCAGGACGCTTAGAATTGATGTTTAGAGTGTACCACTATCCATCAATCGCTTCAAGCTATCTTTTCTCACTTTATCATTGTTATGTGGAAGATTGTGCTTGCTTAGAAGCTCGTCAACAGCTTTTTTATCTTTCATCATCTCAATGATCACTTTCTCAACTCTAGCTTCCTCAAACGTAATCCCTTTACGCTCAGCATGGCTTTTAATCTTATGGCAAGAGTGGCAGACCAAAGCAAGGTCATCTTCTGCGACAAATAACATGGCCTCAACAAAGCTCTGTAAATCGTCCATAGTTTTCAGAGAATGATTCCCTTTCAAGTGATCCACTTGCAAATCCTTCTGCACAAAGTCATTCCCGCACAGATAACATTCGCCACCCCACACCATCGCCACTTTACCTTTCGGATTTGGGTTCTTAATCCGCTTCCGATTATTCTTGATGAAATCCAGCTTTACGGGGTGGCGCTGCCATAAGCTCTTTCTGATCCCGCCACGCACAAAAGACATAAACTTAGCTTTTGTGTTCCAGATGTGCGGGTGCGTTTCCCAAGGTGGTGTTTTGTTGCTCATCCCATATCCTCAAACACACTTAACACATCTTCAATTTTAGGCTCAGCTTTCTCTCTCGCTTCTTTGTATTGAGGGCAGAATTTAGCTACAGGGCAGAAATCCCGACAACGCTTCCATTCATCCCCGCCACGCTCCTCAAGAAAGAATGTATCTTTGGGGGACGCTGCTGCTAATTCATCAGCATGGTTTTGAGCCTCATCTTTTGTGTCGTGTAGCTTGACAGCACGTTTATTCTTATTCTTCATCACAGCCCACTTACCTTCGCTCGCCCAGCGTTCCTCTTTGGTGCAAGGACGTGGTGTTGGTGCTTCATGTTCAAGAATGCGTGTTGTGATGAAATCCTCGGTGTCAGTTTTAGACATCAGCTTCAACGGCATCACTACAATCGGTGTATTCGGATATTCAGGATTACGCGCTGACTCACTGCGTCTGAAATCTTTACTGAATACAATGTTTGAAGCATAACGCACCTTAATTTTATTGTGGTGCATGATGTACTTGTTCACACTGCCCTGTTGATTCCACTCCGCATCAGCTTCGGGCTTCTTGGCCTTAAAAATGGACGTCACTTTGAAGTCATACAAGTGCTTGTTCTGAATATCAAATACGTCAATCTGACCACTAATACGTCTGGTGCTACCATCAGGCATTGGGTAGTCCATATAGTAGCGTTCTTCTGCGATATACTTATCAGGGTGCAAGAGCATAGCTCTCTCTGCAAAGTCATGGAATGCAGTGCCTAATAATGACGCTAATTGTTCGCTGTAATCTGCCTCTAACTCTTTGTGGTGCTTTTTCATAAGCTGGAACATCTGAGGTGGTGTGTTCAAGCTACTTGGCGTGTATTGCGAATCACCTTTTGAATACAGAGATTTGGCGTAGTCGATGACGTCTACAATAATCTCAGGTAATTCATGCTGATTTGTCATTTGCATAGATCAATGCTCCCGTTTAACCTTGTTTGCAAGGCAAGCCTGTTCAACTGCTTGTCTCTCTTTCATTTTAGCCTTTGCAATAACATCTTTAATAAGACTGTGACGCAGACAGATAAATAAGCACAGATGGCTCACAAAACCTAAAAGATAACCTGTAAAAAATGCTAAAAAGTGTAAGGTGTCCATAACATCCTCCAGTTAAAAAGAAAGAGGGCGGGTGTTACCCCAACCCCCTCGTCTCAGGCTCAGACTTAAACCTTAATAGTCGTCATCTTCTTCGGCTTCATCAGCGTCGAAAGGTGGAACATCATCAAAGTCCTCGGCTTCTGCGTCTGACAAATCAACACTGATACCAAACTCATCATCTTTAATCGAAGTGCTTGCTTGATACTCGACCAATTCTAAAACCTCAATCAAGTTCAAGTTTAAGCACAAGGCATCAGGATCAACTTTGGTGGTGTAAACACTACAACGGATATTCGCTTTAGTACCATTGCCAATCGGTTCCTTAAGGAACTTGTGAATCTTCGACCCATCTTCTTTACGCTCACCTGTAAACAACACCACAGTCGGTGGAGTGTTCTTAGCACCATCTCGACGCTCTGCACTCAAGGTTAGATTGAAACCATACATGCCCTCTGTACCCTCATACTTCTCAGACGAGAACTTAATCTGTCCACGATTTGGGCCTTTCTTGAGCTTCGTTTTATCGACCTGAGCAAACTGCTTGTTCACTGCCAAATCTTCAAGTGCTTCTTTATCTTCCTCTGTCACAAACACCGTCACTGAGTATTGATTGTTACCGAAGTCATCTTTCTCTGGCTTATGAACCTTTGCCCACCAAAGTAGAACGTCTTTCAAGTACAAGTTTCTGTATTTACCATCTTCTTTCAATTTTACTGCCATAAGGATATATCCTCCATCTGTTTATCAATTCACAAGTATTATATAACAATTCGTTCCAAGAGATCAACCTTTTTATTCCAAATTGTTATAAGCCTCATCTTCGTCATCGAAATACTCAACATCGAAGTTGTAGATATGCTCAATGTAACGAGCATAATCAATGTCAGTGCGGACAGCTTTACGTTTACCTTCCACTTTCTCTGTCACACCCACAAAATTCTCTCTCTTGTCTAAGTACACAGGTTTACCTAGCACCACCCTAAAGCGTACAAGGACGTGATCATCAGAGCGCAGGTGGTTAGGGATACACTTCTTATACTTACGCACTGTGTTCTCACGATTTGCCCAGACACCTTGACGCCCTGTAAAGGCCAATTTCAGATTCCCGTGTCTGTCTGTGCATAAGAACTTCTTAGCTTTCTTGTCATACACTCGGAACAAGTAATTAGAGCCTGCGCTATCGGGGCTAATCTTATTCTTCTCCTTTATATCTTCCTTTTTTACGTCCTTGATGTGTAGGTTTTTAAGTGGAAGCTCACTCACTTTCACCAACATAGCCCTGTATTTCCAAAACCCCATATTCCATAATCTGAGCTTGTGCATCACCAAATGTAAGCGGCTTTCTGTCAGAAACCATTGTGGCGATCTAGCATGAAAAGGCGTCTTTTTCGATGCTGGGTGGAAATACATCTTTCTAGGATCTTCATGTTTAATAAACCAAGCGTAGATATTCTCTTGAAAATTCAGCTTTGGTTCTTCCCCATATTTCTCAACGTACCCTTTTATGTCTGAAATCTCGCTCCAGTCATACGGGTTTTCATATTTCAATAGCGGACATTCAGGTATATCTTTCAGAGGGATAGTCCACATATCTGTAAAATACCCCGCTGTATCTTTCACCTTATCTGCCATTTCATTAGTGAGGAAGCTGCGGTGTGGGATCATGTATTTAAGCAAGTAATCCCGCTTGCGCTTATCAGCTTCAATGTGTCCGTCAGGGATCAGGTCGTATGTCTCTTTCTTACGCTGCCTTGTCCACTCAGTCCACTCTTTTGTCATTGGCTTTACACCCTCTGGTGGTTTAGTTTTCATCAGTGACAGTCTCCCCAGTTCTTACCCACGTCATAATCAGCAGGGAATGGTACACGAAGTTTTAAATGCTGCCCTGCTTTTGTGATTGAATTTGCAAATAAATCTCCGACAACACTCTTATCACCATCTACTAGGCTCGGACACACTTGCATTTGCCCTTCATCGTGCATGATAATCATAATCCCCGCTTTACCTTGCCAAGAATCATCTTCAAAAGGATGGAACAGCAGCCCTTTCTCACGCATTGTATCTTCAAACATGACAATGGCGTATTTCATCAGGATCATACCGCAAGACTGGAACAACGCATTTAACAATGAATGTTTGGAGCGTGTCATCACCTTGCGGTTGTCGATGCCTTTGATATAACGCTTGTCAGTCTTTTCCCAATACGCTTCAACTTTAGCTTTGAGTTCTAGCATTGAGGGCATGGATTCCCAGTATTCTTTGTGAATGCGTTTGGCTTCATTTAAGGTTATACCAAGCATCTTCTTTAGTTTCGGGGGCTGACAGCCGTACATACTAGCGTAGCCAACAGATTTCGCAGCATCTCGACTAATCCCCAACTCTCTTGCCCGAACGCTATGCACATCATTAGGCTTCTCTGCAACAAGTAGCTCTGCTAACAAATCTCCATCTGTGTAAGGATAGCAATAATGCCCTTGTACCCTTGCCTCAAGCCCTGACGCATCACACCCTACTTGGTACATATCCTCGTCGCAAGCAAACAGTTCTCGCAACTCACGCCCATAAATACTTGTCACTCGGGGGATATTCGCAACAAAGCGGTGTTTGAAGCGATACGTGTTAGTGCCTGTCACCTGAGCGTCAGTAGGAACTCGCCCATCAACCTCTAATCGAGGGTGTGTTAAGAAGCCTGATTTGTTCGGGCTTTTAATTGCGTTACGTCTGTGGCGATATGTAAGCCAATACACCACATCTTTAACCCAGTCTGCTTTCTCACCTAGACGTTCCAAGTTTGGACAGATAGTTTTCTCTTGGTCTATTGTATACTTAGGTGACGTAAGCACTTTCACAGGCTTATCTAGCGGCTTATTCATTAAGCTGTCATACATTTCCTGAATACTACGCACACGTAAATGCTCAAATCGAGCCTTCTTGAAATGGCTTTTAGCTGTGTCCTCACAATAGCGCAATACAGCTTCTTGATACTTGCTGTACGGCAGTTTAATCTTAGTGCCTGATTTCAGCGTAATATCACGCTCATTCCATTCAATCGGCTCCCAGCCTAAGTGAACGAGGTATTGCTTCATCTGCTTCTGATTAGCAAGACGCATTGGGGCTTTGGTGACTAGAGGTTTGCGTTCCTCGCATGGCAATAAAATATCCTTACCATACACCTTGATATGCCAGTCTCCATACTCGTCTTGGTAGGTTTCACCACCATGCTTCTCACAGAAACTTTCCATGTAGCTTGTCAGAGTTCCATCTTTCTTAACCTGACGTGCAGGAAGTCGATAGTTGTTAGCGTCAGTCTTTGAGATATTGATTAGCGGAAGATTAGGCTCAACCTTGCGCTCAATATCTCGCATCTTACTATTCAAATCAGCAACCGCAGCCTTAGCTTTGTCAACGTCTAATCTAAACCCTACATGGCTCTGACGCGCTACAACCTCATTCACTGCTTGCTCTAGTGAGAATGCTTTGTGATGATCCCACTGCCCCCATTCGTCCATTAAGGAATCATACAAGTCATGGTTCAAATCTACGTCTTGTTCACAGTATTCCAACATCTCTTGCGAGAAGCTATCCCACGCATTTTCTTCTTCACCATAATCCCCTTTGTGATTATGCAAACGCTCACCCCAAGCACGAAGGCTGTGTCCACCCAAGCGATCAGGGTTTAAGTATTGGCTTAACACCAAGGTATCAACGATAGCTACAGTCTTGCCGCCAATCGAGCATTTGTTGTAATCGCGCCAGTTGATTGTGTAATCCACACCAAAGTACAACTTCAACACTAATAAGTCGAAGCTGATAATGTTATGGCCTGCTAACCAAGTCACCTTCTTAGCAATGAATCTAGGAATCTTAGTCACAGTGTCAGGAGTAAACTTGAATTTCTCACCTGTATCTATATCCTTGAACACAGCACAGTGAATCTTATACCCCGCCTTCAATTTAAAAGGCAGGGTTTTATAATCAATCGTGGTGTGATTCAGGAGTCCTGTGGTCTCAATATCGAATATGTATCTGGACATAACCTCCCCTAATAATCTTCTTCTGGTGCAATATCGTTGAATGCTCCAGCTTTGGTAAATTCCTCAAGTTCTTCGTCTGTGTCAATCTTCTTGACATCTCTGCCTTTCTCAAACAGGCCAGTTTCCGAGTTATAATACCAATACCCTGCCAACCCTGTTAATCCTGTTCTACGCGCTTTACTTTGAACAACCTTGGTTGTATTACGCACCACAGGATCATCGTGGTATTTGTCACGCATAAATAGCCAGATATTCATAGCGGTCTGGAATGCAGAGCTAGAGCCTTTGATTGATTCTTCTGACAATTCAGCGCCACGGCTATTCGCTTTCTGGTTATTACTGTTCTTACGGACGTGGTAGACATTGAACGCTGCAATCTGTTCACGCTTAACAAAGCGAAGATACCAAGCATTGAATAAATCCATACCCTCGTTACTCTCACCAGATAACGCTAAAGTTAAAGGATCAATAATGATAATCTTACACCCGTCCACTTTGACAAGGTATTCAATCTTCTGCTTTAACTCATCATCCATAATGCTGCTCTGGTGATCAAGGATTGTAAATCGTGCCTCACCATCTTCTTTCACTTGAAGCTCTTGCCACTTCTGTAACGTAGACTCTTGACTTAGTAACTCAATCTTCTCATCGTCGTATAGATTAGCGAGCTTCTTACCTATATGGACGCTTAGCAAATTTTCACCTAATTCACCAAGATCACTTTCAAGACTGATAATTCCGACCTTGTACGGGGCTTTGAATATCCAATCGTAGACAAAAGCATTAAGGATACTGGTCTTGCCCACGGATGAGGCGGCCGTTAAGAGCGTAATTTCCCCTAAAGCTGGGCCACCACGTAACATATCTTCCAAGTCCTCAGCAAAATCAGGTAGTGGTATCTTAACAGCCTTAGCTCGCTCCATAATCGCTTCATAAATTTTAGGACTTGCGCTACTCACTACACCTGCGGGGCAATGTTTCTCGGCTTCAAAAAACAGCTTCTTGAATTGCGCTTGCTTATCATTCACCAAGAACCAGTTGCAATCTACTTTCTGCCCATTCTGAGGCGGTGTCCAAGTGTATGCTTGCCCCGGTCTTAGCATCTTCATGCAGCGTTCTGTAGCTTCCTGTCCTGCCTTGTCGTTATCCAACATAAAGATAACTTTCTTGAAGCTGCTGACGTATTCAAAGTTATGCTTCAACTGCACATGACAACTCGATTCCCCAACTGTGGGCGCAATACAGGCTGTGGTGTACTTGTCTGTAGACAACATATCATACGCAGACATGGCATCTTCTTCACCACCTGCGATGATAAGAACATTCCCACCTTTCGGGAATAGGTTTTGTCCAAAGAATTTAGCTTTAGCTTTGTTCTTACCTACTGACCAAAAAGCCTTTTCAACACAGTTGCGTGCTTTATAGGCCACTAAATCGTCTTTGAAATAGACGGGGTAATAGCGTCTTAACACTGAGCCTCTATCGCTAAGCTCTGTTTTCACGCCATAAAACTCACTGACTGTTTTACTCACCTTACGTTCACGCCAACCTCTAGAAGGCAGCTTAACAATGTCCTCAATTTGTTCTGTGGAGAATTGCTCGTAATCATCAGGGTCTACAGCTTCGATATTTGGATCAGCTTTATCTGGCGCAATGTAACCGTGGCAGCTAAAGCAGAACCCATCAATCACATCCTCGCCTTTGTAATCTTTCTGATAGTACTCTGCTGCATCGCTACTGTTACATTTTGGTAATGGACATGGCTTCTTGGACGCAACACGGAATCCGTCAAGCTGCTTGATCTCTTTCATCTGTTCTTTGGTATACATCAACCCTCCTAATCGCAACTAAAATCTGACGTTGAGGTCTTATCGACCAACTTTAGCTATTATAACTATTTGGAATAAAGGAATCAACTTTTATGTCAGATCATTTACCTGTTGTGAGAACAGAATTTACAGAGGATTTGCAACGCGCTTATCTGGAGAACCTTAAAGAGATGGGGAATAAATCTGCGGCTGCGGCATCTGTTGGCGTAAGTTATGACGTTGTATCTCACTACAGCACAAAGAATAAGCAGTTCCGTGAAGCTGAGGAAATGTGTCGGAAGCTATCTCTCATTCCTTTAGAAGCAGAGGCACGTAAACGAGCTTTAGAGGGTAGCGATAAATTATTGATGTTCCTATTGCAAGCCAACGACAGAGATCGCTTTGCACATGGTCATGCAAATACAGGCACAACAAACATTGTCAATATTAACGGAGATTCAGCTTTAGATAAGCTGTCTGTGTTATTGAAAGTGAATCCAAAGGATATAGCGCAAGCAGAGAAGCAGATTTATGAAGGGGAATATGAGGAAGCAGAAGGGGGCGATTAAGCCCCCTCTTTGTTATCCGTAGAAATAATCATAAAGCTCAGGATATTCACACATTAATAAATCCTCAAGCTCACTTTCCCATTCGTATTCCATCATCGAATAAGCTCCTGTAAGATCAGAATTACAAACATCAGACAAATCACTACTGTCACATCTTTCGTAAAACTTAACATCCGATTCCACATTACTGTTCCTCCGTCCAATAGCCGAGTTGTTGTAAACCTTGCTTCAGAGTTTGCACCTCTTGTGGTTGCATGTCAAGCATTATTTTATCACCCTCTACACGAATGCAATTCCCCACCACACGTAATGCTTGTGCGAGCTTAGCTTGACGCATTTCCATTCGCACAGCTTGTTCTAAAATTGTCTCTACACCATCGTAAAATTCTTCTGTAAATTTCATAGCAACAACCCCCATAAATATCCAATTTAAGCGCCCTGTAGGCTTCTCAGAGCCGACATCTCTGTAAAGCGGTACTACCCTACCGCCTAAAAATAAAGCAGCCGTTTAAGCTGCTTTAAGATTAGTCGAGTTTTAAATCTGTGTCAAGGGATTGTTCGCTCATTGGTGAAATTAAAATGTGGCACACTTAAACATCGTTAATTAGCGAACATTCTCAATACAATCAAAGAATGTTAGTAGGTTGATTATATCGTCACGCTCTAACACCACTTGATTGTTAATTGCAGGAGGCAACTGTGGAATTGGACAGGAAGCTGTGACAGGGGCACTACTCGGAATCTGCGGTATCATCTGACACGCTGTGGCCAAAACGCTTATTCCACTCACCAGTAGGATCATCTTTAATCTTTTGAACATTTCGTTTATGCTCCCATTGCTTGTATTCAATATACAGTTGCCACAGAGATGGTAGCAGTTGTAGTAATTTAGACATAGTACGCTCCAGTAAGAAAAGGGGCAATTAAGCCCCTTGTATTATACGTCATATTCTTTGCGATTAAGACGTGCCTCGATAATCTCAGCTAAGCGTTCAGGTGTGATACCGAAGAAGCCTAAAATTTCAGGGGCGCTATTTACAACATAATTCGCAGCATTGGCAATCAACTCATTTTCAGTTTCCCGAGTATAAGTTTTACCGTCACGGTGTAATCGTTGCTCTGCAAAGTCAATCGCATTCCAGACGATCGTATCAAGACGGTAACTCAACTCACTCTCTGCATCAATCTTGAACTTGTCTTTGATCTTAGCTAAAGCCCAAGTGCCTACTACGCCAAGTACAGCTACAATAAATGTAATACCGTATTCGACTAATGGTGTGAAGTCAATCATATAAATCTCCTAGATTAGTAATCAAAAAATACTTTCTGTGGTAGTGAGGGATCATCGTCCACATGGAAGAATTTTCCCCTCGTTGAATAGCCAATGCGTGTAAATCCGACTTTAAGGAGTGCGTCTAAGATTAAGAACGCTCTGGCTGAATTTGGTGCTGCAATATCTACAGCGTGTCCTTTAGTGTGTGCGCTGTTGTCCACACCCCCAACATTGCGATTGTGTTCAGGGCAACGCACTGCGGATGTGATTACAAACGGTACATTTGCAATCTCACGTGCCTTGACGAGCTTTTGTAGTGTAGACTCTTGCATCTCATTTACGCCTTTGTCACATCTCCCACACTTGCACTTGAATTCATGTGCTGCAAAGTATGGGAGGTTGTTGCGCTCAAGAGGTAGAGGTTCGTTATCTAAAACCTCTGCATGTTTAAATGCTGTTAGGATGGTATTAATACATTTCATAAATCACCCCAAATATTTAGCATATTTCAGAATCAACTTACGTGCTTCAAACTCAGTAATCCCAAGCCTGTAGTGCGCTGCAAGCTGCTTACTCAGATTGTTCATCACCCACCTCATCGACTTCTTCGACAAAACCCGGCAGGATTTCAGCGAGAAAGTGGTATTCACACGCATTTAATATAGCTTCTTGTGTCGTTAAATTCGATTCTGGCTCAAACGCATAGTTATTGTTATTCCGCTGGTTCTTTTGAACAAACATTAAAGAGCTTGTGGCGCTTGAGTTTTCGAAGCTCTCGCTGCTGTGTTCGTCATCTTGATAGCTATAGTTACCACTAATGCCGGAATTAGACTGATAGTTAAAATGCTCAATCTCAAACACCGGGTTAGTATGTGTAATGCCATAAGCATCAGTGATTGTACCTTCAAATGTAAACATAGCTTGTATCCTTATTAATCTCTAACAGCTTCGCCTATCATTAAGCTAAATGGTAGACTAAGTGGCGTCATTGTTAAAGAAGTATTAGCTGCCACTCGAACCTCTACTTCTGCTGCACCTGATATGGTTGCGTTCGTTGTGGGTTGAAAATCGACTAAGACCGACAAACCACCTCGCGTACCAACACCACCCCAGCTACTCCAAGTGTTTGGTGCCAAACTTGGTTGGCCAAAGCCTAAACTGCCTGTGACTGTCACCCCTGAGGGGGGCGTTGAGTTCAATGTATACCGCCATCTGAATTCCAGAATATGCCGAACTTGGCCATAACCGATATAAGGCTGCCCGTCCGATCTAGGGTCATTACTCAGGCCATCAGCTTGAATGGACCATTCGATACTCTCGAAAGGCGACGGCGTTGTTGTCGG